CCATCAAGGGCGCTCTCGACAGCGCTTCTGACCTGACGATTGAACGCTCGGATGAAGGCGCACCGACCGATATCAAGGAAATCTACAAGGGCCTCGCTAGCGCTGAGGAACTGGCAACAGCCTTCAATGTGATGATTGTTCATCCTATTCGCTACGCTGAACTTCAAGGTGATAACGCGATTGCCTATGACAGCAACACTCGCTTTGAAGTGTCGCAGGGGTTCCGCATCATTCGTTCGACCCGCTTCGGTGCGGATACGACCATTCTTGCGCGTTCTGGCGCGCTGGCTTTTGACTTCGTCGATGCTCCTTTCGTTCAAGCAACTGAGGTTGAACGTCATGCTGGCGGCGGTAACGGTGTAGGTGCCGAAACCCTCTGGTCGCGTCGCTCGATGGTCGTTCACCCTCAGGGCTTCAAGTACCTTGGCGACGCTGAAGAGCCTGCTGGCGCAGATGCTGCTGCGAAGGCTGCTGCTCTTCGCGCTGAGCTTGCAGACGGCGCTAACTGGGAATTGGCTGTAAACGTTAAGAATGCACCGTTCCGTATCTACAAGCACGACGTTCAGGGCTAAGCCTTAGCACTCGATTCAAGAGGGGTGGCGAGCAATCGCCGCCCCTTTTTGTTTCGAGCTAAATAGGTGATGCTGATTGTCGAAACAGGCGCTGGCCTCATCAACTCAAACTCATATGCTTCGCTCGAAGCTGCTGATGCCTTCGCTCAGGCGCGAGGCATTGTAAGCTGGTTCTCAATCGAGCGAAACCTCAGCGAAGCTGCGCTTATTAGAGCCACCGATTACATTGATTATCGCTATCGGTTCTTTGCCGCAAAAAGGCTCAGTACTCAATCGCTCGCTAATCCCATTGTCAATCAGACTACGCTACCGCCAGAGTTAGTTCGCGCAACCATCGAACTGGCGATTGCCTCGCTCGAAACTCCATTGTTCGAAGCTGACCCTAACCGCGATATCGCTCAGAAGTCAGAAGAGCTTGAAGGCGTCGGGTCTGAGAGCGTCGTCTATCGTACTGGCAAGCGCTCTGACCCTTTCCCGCACGTAACAGAAATTCTCAATCCCATCGCCAAGCGTAAGGGGGCAGGCGGCATATCGACAGGGCGGCTCATAAAGTGAGCTTCGTCGAGCGAATGCAGGCGCTGAGCGAACGCTTCGCTCAAAGCGAAAAGATGACTGATGCGACCATAGTTCGCAAGCAGGGCGGTTCGATCAACCGCGCTACAGGCAAGCGTGAAAATGGCAGCGAGCAAAGCATCGAATGCCGAGCAGTTGCAGCGCTCAAAACTATCCGAACTCAGAATGGTGCTCAGCGTGAAGCCACGCGTATCACTGCGAATGCCGAACTCAAAGAAGGTGACCGAATTGTCATCGGCCAGAGTGATTACACTATTGGCGAAGTCTCTGCTGTCGAACCTCACGGCACAGCCTTTCTTTGGAAGGCGATTGCACAGTGAGGATAATCGTCGATGTCTCTGACATAACTCGCAACCTGCAACGCGAATTCGATGATGAGCTTGAGCAAGCTCATAATCTCGCGAAGGTCATGGCGCTCGACATTCATGGCCGCGTTGTGCTCGCAACGCCTGTTGATACTGGAAACGCGCGCTCTGGCTGGACGGTAGACACAAGCGTGCCTGTCCCAGTGGTTGAAAATAATGTCGAGTATATCGGCGCGCTAAATCGCGGGCATTCGAAGCAAGCGCCTGCTGGCTTTGTGGAAGCTGCTATCGACGCTGCTAGGCGAGCGCGGCGCTAAATACAGCATGTCTATTTCAGCCGATGCGCAAGCGTTAAGAACCCATTTCTTCAATCACTTTCGCGATGATATTCGCGTTGTTATCGACAACGATATTCCCGCTGACATGGCTGAGGGTGAGACATGGGTTCGCTTTACTGTCAGGCCTGCAGCCAGCTTCCATGTAGCTGGCGACACTGAGGCTGGAATGCTTTTGCAGCAGGGTAGGGTTTGGCTCCAAACCTTCACGCCGCTCAGCACAGGTGATGGCGAAGCACTCGAAATTCTAGATCATTTCGCGAAGCTCTTTCGTCACGCAAAGCTCGATGATGGCCAAATTCGCGTTTTCACTGCCGATATACACACAAACCCTGATCGCGATGGTGAGTGGTACATGATGACAGCGAGCATCCCTTACGAAGCCCTCAAACGATATGACTGAACCCTGAGAAATCGCCCATTCCGCTAAATACTGGCGGAGCGGCACGCTCCTATCAAATTCACTTTAGGAGCTTTTAATATGGCCGTTAATCCCTCGGATACACGCTATGCTATCTCGAAAGAGACTGTAGCTGGCACCACTAATGCGACCCCTGCTTTCCTTGTTCTCGATTACATGGATGGCACTGAGGTTGTCTATGAATCAGATTGGCTCGAATCGCCCACGCGTCGCGCAAACCGCGCATCGTCTGGTGGTCGCCCTGTAGCTTTCAAGGTTACGGGAAGCCTCAAGCAGCACTTCGCTCGCGATGCAGCTACTGACCTACTGCTTGAATCTGGCCTGTCTGGCACGTTCAATACGAACGTTCTTTCCAGCGGCGCTAATGATACGAGCTTCACAATCGAAAAGCGCATGTCGAACAGCGA